TAAAGCAAAACTTGTAGGTATTTCGGTTCAGTTTGTTAACCCCAGAAATACCAGTAGAACCTGTCCTAATTGTAGTTTTGTTAGTAAGTCTAATAGACATAATCAATCTTCCTTTGTTTGCAAATCTTGCGGTTTCGCTGAACTTGCAGATTTGGTGGGAGCAATCAATATCTCCCGTCTGGCTGTAGTCAATCAGCCAATCGTAGCCCCCGAAAGGGGAGTTACAAGCCCCGTACTTTAGTGCGGGGTAGTTGACAATTTATTCCCAAACTTCCAACTCAACTATCACCCCTGCTCCCGCACTTGCAAAATAAAGAGTAAAACCAGATAAATCGTCCCCATCTGAAAAATAGTCGGAACCAGCAGGTAAAGTTAGATAGGGTTCAGTTGGTGTTGCCACCTTGCCCGTAACCCAAGCAAACCTGACATCGTATAAAGTCCTGCATCTAAACCTTAACTCTTTGGTATTAACTGGCAGTGCTTGAGAATACTCGGTATTAGCATTGGTTAAAGTTACATTATAAACGGTTGGAGTTGTCGCCTCATCGGGCTTCTTTTGGAGTTCGGTAATAATATCGTTTTGTTTGGCTTCAGTTCCAGGTTGAACCATCTTATCAACCGTGCAGGTGCTGGGATTGTAAACTAATCCTTCTGCCGCAATAACACCAAAATCTTCATCAAAAGACCAGTTGACATCATTTTGTGTGCTGTTTTTAGTTCCTGGGACACTTTTATTTATAGCCATATTTTCTTTGGTTGTTTTTAATATTTCTTGTTTTGTAAAGAAACTCTGTATAGGCTGCCATTTGTGCAATTTTTATTGTTGTTCTCTCGCTTTTGTCAAACCCTGCCATTTTTTCTATTCCTTTAAGAACCCCCTTGACTGCCTCTACAGAATTATCGAGCCTTCCCTGCTCAATCTCGTCTTTAATATACTTTTGTATCGTGCCTATTTCTTCTTCAAAACCACCTACTTTGTCATTCCAAAGTTCTCCTAGCTTAAAATATTCGGCTATATATGGTTTGCCCTTCTCTCGCTCCCAATCTAAATAGGGAGGTTCTACTTCGGTCTGAACGATTGCCGCTTCGCTTGCCTTAATTGGTTTTTCTTCTACCGGTTCAATGGCAGGTTGTTTTGTCCTAAAAACTACGTCACTCATTTTTGTAATCCTTATGTGTCCTAACCCATTCATTGATATCTCTCACTTCGACAGTATTTCCTCTTTTTCTTGCTTTTATCAAAGCCTCTCTCATGTGTTCAATTTTTCTTGACTCTCTTCCAATGCGTGCTCCGGCCTCGTCTATTTTCCTTCTTTCAAAATCTGACGAAGCCCTTGCTCTGGACTCTTTCAAATCTTGTATATCAATATCTCTTGTACTCATAATTTATCAAATTTGTTATGACATTTTTTACAAAGTTCTATCCAGCCTCTTTTATCTTCTCTGTTATATTTTTCATCTAAGTTGTGCCATTCTGTACCAAATTTTCTATTTCCAAAAGATTTAGTTTGTTTTTTACAGTTTTCACAAATTCCTGTTTTTACCCAGTTTTTCTGCATCCATCTATGTTTAGAATTATAACTTGCCCTGTTGCCCTTCCAACGAGAACTGAGTTCTTTCTTTCTTCCCAGTGTCCCCTTATAGTTTCCTTTTTCTCTTCCTGACGCTATTGCTAATTTCTGATTCTCTCTATAAAACTCTTTTGTATGTTTTTTAGCATTATTCTTGTTCGCTTTGGTTATTTTTTCAAGTGATTCTTTGGTATGCTTCTTTAAGTGTCCGTAATTAGGATATTTTTCTCGATCGATTTTAATTCCCTTATTCCAACTCGGTTTTCCTCTCTTTGCCTCATACGAACACCCTATTGAACAATATTTTGTAATTTCCCATTTGCTCTTACTAACATTTGTTTTTTTTAAAAATATCTTTCCACAAGTTAAACATTTTTTGGAAAGAGGGATACTAATTAGAATCATATCCCTCAATCCTATCACTTATTTAGACGCTTGTCAATCAAGCCGTCAAACTGCAGTGAAACGTGCTGCCAAAAGCCAATCCGACCTCAAAAGCTTGGTTACATAAGAGCCAGCCCATGAAATCAATGAAATTCGACCTGCAGGACTTCCAGAGTCAACTACATTTGGAAGTATATAAAGTTTCGGTTGATCACCGGCTAAATCATATACACCAAAGGAATTGTCTCCGTGAACATAAGTGTAATAAACCGCTACTGTGGAAGCTGCTGTTGAGGTAGCCTCGCAGGTTGCGGATTCATCCTTATTGTTCAACCATCTAACCTGATAAAGCTCTCCCATTTCTCCCTCATACAAGTCCCTTACATTGCTGTAAGTCTTAGCATTTACCCAAACGGAATCGCCAAGCAGACTGTATTTGGAATAAGGATTGGTTTTCCCGATAAACATTCCGTCCTTATAAGGCATAGCTTTTGCAATCTCAAGCGTCTTAATCATCTCCCTAATTGCGGAAGCTGACAAGACATCTCCTGCGGCTTCTGTTGCCACGGTGTGAGAATTTGGTCTAAAGGCTGTGCCGTTTCTAAGTTCGGTTCTAACTATCCGGTTAAGGGTTTCTCCCATTGATTGACCGACAATGGAAATCATTTCTTTCTGTCGGCTGTCAATAGAAGTCAAAGTAAGAAACTTCGAGCTTCTGACTGTTTTACCATACTCTGCCAAAGTCATTGCGACTGTGGAAGCGGTAATAATACAGGCCGGAGGATTGCACGATTCAGTTAATGCCGTTGCGTCAATCTCCGAAGGATTAAGATAAGTGAAATTCACTGTCTTACCCTCATTAGCCGGGTGAGTCCTTATTTGACCTCCCTCTTTCAAAACCAATTCATACTTTGCTCTTTCCAGGAAAACTTTCTCGTAGTAAGTCGCCACTGCTGGCGACAGTGTGGTGGTTGTGTTATCTGTTGCCATTTAATATATTCACCCCTTTCTTAGCAAATTTGCAAATGCCAAGTCTTAACTGGGGACAACGCCTATTTCAGCTTCTAATTCAGCGATTGACATATCCTCAATTTTTTTCTCTACTTGTCTAACAGCGGTTGGTCTTAGAGCGGATTGCGATACTTGCCTGGCTATATTCTCGGTTTCCTTGCCAACCTCTTTGGTTACTGCCCGTTTATAGGGTTTCATCAGTCTATCGACATACTTCTTAATTGATGCTGTATATGGTGTTACTCTTACTTGAGCCTCCACCGCTTCAGTCACCGTATCGGAAAGCTCCTTGTCAAAAGAGTCACTGTCCGGATCAAGTTCAGGATAAGACCTTAACACTTCGTTAGCTTCATTGTTAATTCTATTCACCGCTTCGCTTTGTTTAATCCTTAGTGTTACCAACCCGTCTGCTGCCCTCAGGACATCGGATTGATACTGTTCAGGGCTAATCTCCTCGCCCGGTTGAACTCGCGGAGTATATTGTTGGGGTTCTACTGAACCCGTAAGATCCGCAAGCCTGTCGGCTAATGATTGAGCTTTGGCCTCGGCCTGTTTCGCTTTTTCATTAAGCTCCCTGATCCTTTGGTTTGCTCCCTTTTTAGGCGCTTCCTCTGTTTCCGTTTCTTCCACACTTGGTTCAGCCGTCGCTTCCTCTTGTGTTTCCAAAACTTCCTCAGTCGTTTTTGTTTCTGGCACCGGCGTAGTGTCAATGCTGGTATCTTCTCCAGCGTCAATTTTTAACGCCGTATCTTGGTCATCGGTCATGATGGCCTCCTTTCAATACACACCCGTAAGTGATGTGAGAATACTTCGGCTTAAAATGCCTATTGTAAGGTTCCTTAAAGCCCTACAACAGACTTTCTATGCCATACGCTGAGAGAGTAATCCTCTCATTCTTTTTCTTTAAAATGGGATATATCCTTTTTTAAACCCAAACATATTTCCTGCTTTAAATCCTGGTTTACTTTTTTTTGTTTCTTCTTTCATACTCTTTTCTATTTACTAAAATCGGTCCTTTTTCATTTTGCCCTATCATTATTTTATCCATTCCTATAAACACGGCGTGACTTAATTCGCAACTTAGGCATACACAATACGGTCCCCTTTGTCTCCATTCGTGTGTTTCTTTCGGAACGAATGTAAAATCCGGTTTGTCAAAGTTCAGTATTTCTTCAATCGGCTTTTCTTCTGAATTAACTTCTTCTTCATTTGGCACAAGCGTCTCGACTATCTTCAACTTTATTAACCATTTTGTTTATCAAACTTTTAACAAGAGAAATAATAATGGCATTCTCGCCTATCTCCTCTTTTGTCTTGCCTCTCTCTATTGCCAGCTCGTTTAACTGATCCAATTCTTCCTTAACCTCGCCGACAAACTTTTTAAACAAACTCCAGCCAGCGCTTTCCGCCATTGCCGCCAGTTGAATTTCCTTAACGCTT